TATAGGGCACGTACTGTGACCTGAATACGAAGAAGTCCTTCAGCTTCCCGAACGTGCCGTCGATGATCGCTCTCAGCCCAGCTTCTCCGGCGGTCTGATACTCACTGAAGCGCGAGATCTGGCGCATCTGAGAGTAAGTATTCGGGTCAACGACCAAATACTTCGCTTCACTCGCCGGCACCATTGCGGCAAAGAGCGCTGTTTCCGCAGCGTCAATCGTCGCCTCCGTGATTGGAGTGCCTGACGTTCCCAGCGGCGCGTTGGCCGTGAAGCCAGCGTATGTATTCAAAAGGCTCGTCTCGATGCTCTCCGCGATAGCGATAACCGCGGGTTCCATGTAGACCTTTAGCAGGTCCGGCACGGCCAGAACACGAGTCACATCCGGAATCTGAAACGTCGCTTCCGCGTGAGTGTTCAGAACGATTTGCGCATTGCCCAGATTCGGATTTTGCGTCTGGACCGTACCGCCTTCCGCGATGTTGTTTGCCACTAACGACGGCGGAATCGGCACGTTGACCGTGTCGCCCGCATTCGCCAGAACAGGCTCGTAATCGCGATTCACCAGGTTACCCATAATCAGGTTACCCACAAGGGCGGGCAAAGCATCGGCCGCCACAAGTTTTACAATCGCGCTCGCTACGTTTGCTGAGGTAATTGCTGCCATTTATCTCCTTCTTTCTTTGTAACTACTTCTCTAGTGCCCATCTCTTGAGGTAACGCGGAGTATCTCCTGCCGCACGCGTTCCTTGTCTTCGCTGCTCATCCTGGGTGAAATCATGTCCGTGTCGACGGCGCCGCGGCCAGCGCTCTGGCGTTGTCCTGTCGTCAAACCTGTTCCGCCGGGAATTCTCGCGGGAAGAAACTCCGGGTTTTCGTGAACGAAGTTAGTGAGGTACTCCTTGATTCCAAATTCCCCGTTTTCGTTCTTGGCCATGAGGCGTCCGTCCTCAGTGCGCTGGATGTCTCCCTGGACGGCCTTGTAGGCCAGGTCGATCTTTGTCACTCCAAGTGATTGCAGCTCACTTCGAATCTTCGAACTCCGCTCGGCCTGGTCCGCAATCTCCCGGCTGCGGCTATTCTCTTCCGCCATTTGGTTGAGACGTCTTTCCAGAGCCTCGCGCTTCCTTCTCTCCTCCTGAAGCTCGGCTTTCAACGCCGGCTCCCTTCTACCCGAGTCCTGTCGCACGTATTCGGCGATCGCGCGCTGCACCAAGGCCTGCACATCCAGCTCCGGCTGCGATTTCTGGTCGTCCATATTTCCTCCTAGTTCGTTTCGGCCGGTATCGGCTTCTTGAGAGCTTCGTCTATCTCATCGACGATCTGCGATTTTATGTTCTGACGCGCGTCGCTAAGATACTTGAGCGCCACTCGCTTGTATAGCTGACCCTTCACCGTTTCCGATGGAATCTGCAGCGCGAGTACGCTGGCCGCGTCTTGAACTTCGTCCGCAAAGCTCTGGATATCGAATTCATCCATTCCGGAGACATCGATTTGAATCCCGTCCTGCCTTGCCTCCGAAATGGCCGTTAGGACCTCCTGGACGGAATCCTTCACTACGTCACCGTAAGACCGGAGAATCTCTTCGGTCACACTGAAGTCCCAGGCCTTGCTCAACCCGCTCTGGTTTGCCCCGCCTTTTCCGCCGCTTATCTCGCTATTCATATAGCAGACGCGGTAGATCTCGTCCTTGAGACTGACCAGGTTGTCGGCGGCGATCTGGTAGACATGCCCTTCCGGCTCCGTCCATCCGAACTTATCTTGAGCCCCAAGCTGAATGAAATAGGATTCACCCATGATTTGAGCGAACTCGCGGTCCGAATACACCACCGGAACCGCGAAAAGCCCCATTGTCAGAGCCCACGCCAGAGCATTTGATTTGTTGAAGTGCTCCAGTTGAAGCAGAGAAACCTTGTTCATCAACCAAAGCCCTTCGGTGACTGAAAGCTCAAAGATAGGAACCTTCTTCTGGCGCGATAGCGCATGCGGGCCAGACGCTACCAGCTCCGGCGATCCATTTCCGCCGGCGGCCGCCGTTTCGCTGGCGTAAACTTCAAAGCTTTCGCGATCGTAGTAAATCCAGCGCGTATGAGTCTTCCAGGATTCGTCTCGAACGCTCGATTGCTTGACAGTAGCGGTTCGAATTACGATCCAATCGAGAACACCGAACTCATCATAGGACCAGTTGATCACCTCATCGGCCGAGTAGTTCACCAGGTAAGCTCTCGATAGACCCGCCTCGTCTTCCTGCGCTCGGCTATAGGCCGGTCCGCCGGAGGAAGGGAAGTCTACCGCAATATAAGACTTTCCATACACCAGAGCGTCCGAAACGGCGCGCCGGAAAAACTCGAATAGCTTTGTTCCTCGCCGATTGCAGTCTTGCACGAAATGGTTGAAGAACTCCTTGCCGTCTTCATTGTCTCCGCTGAATTGGAGGACTGGCTCGCGCCGGAACAACGTCGCCGTGTACCAGTCGATAATGGAGCCGGCATAGTTCTGATAGAACACCCGCAAGAGCCGCTCAAAATAGATATCGTTCGGCTCCTTGTGCCGACGCACGAGGTAGTAAGAGGCGTTCGAATTAAACCGTTCTCCGCCCTCATACAGATCCCGGTACATGCGCCGGCTCTGACGAGTGCGCGCGTACTCGGGATGTTCCCGTGTAATGAAACCGTTGCTACCGGACCCTGTTGTCATCAGAAAATACGCACTTTCTCCGGCTCGATAGGAGCGGACCGAAATTCCTGCCACAGCAGATACCCTAGAGCGTCGGACAGGTGCGAACGCTTGGAATCCTTTTCTTTATCGGGAATCATGGAGCCCTCTTTGTAACTCAGCTCCTCAAAGTCCGCGATAAGTCCCTTGCACTTCGGATCGACGAAAAGATTAGTTTCTCCATCCATATTCAACAGCTTCGCATTCAGCAACGAGACCCGGTCGCGAATCAACGGATTCTTCTGCGGTACCCGTTGTACCGGTGTTAGTCCAAAACGGCTTTTGAAGAACTTCTGGATAATTTCATAATCCGACGAGCCGGTCGAATGGCTATTGCTTCCGGAAGCATCCCCATAGATCCGGATGTTGCGCAAGTATTGTTTATAGAGTCCGGAGAACTCTTCGCACGCTTGTTCGGTTGTTGCGTCGGCTAACTCAATTTCATTGAGAACCAGCGCTTTGCCGCCGTCAATTTGGGCGATGATCGAACACATTGGATTCACGTTGAAATCCAGCGCCCAGAGGAGCGGCTTTCCCGCGTCTATCTCGCACGGTCGCAGATGCGTCGAGCGCAGGAAGTTCCGGTAGACCTTCCCGCCGCCTTGATTGATGTATTCGCCAAGCACTTCCTGCTCGAAGAAGAGCGGGTCATAGGTTTTTCTCAGCCTTTCGTAAAAATCGGGCACAGCCTCCAGTAAATGAGTATTCTCAAAGGGCTTCGCCCGGATGACTTCATAAGAGCCGCTCTGATCCTGGATGAACCGCCGGTAGACCCAATCGAACCCCTTGGGGGTCCATGCCGCGAACCCACAGAGATGAGGGGCCCGGCGATCTCGCAGGCGCCCCTCCAGGCGCAGCCAGGCTGCCTCATGAGTGTAGGAGAGCTCGTCTACACCGAACCATGCCAGGTTCGTCCCTCTGAGATGCTCATATTCATCGAGCGATCGAAGAAGAATGGTCGATCGCGATTCCTGCAGTTGCACAGCCCCCTCGGACTTGTTGAAGCTGAAACACAGGCCCGCTTGTTCCAGGGTTTCAAAGAGCGGCTTCTGAGTTGCATCGCGAAGCATTTGGAAAGTGGGAGCGCCGAGGAGCCCGGTCCGGCCGGGATTCTTCATGCACAGCTTGATCGCCTGTTGCACCAGCGCCTGACTCTTCCCAGATCCGATCGGTCCCGAAAAGCCTTTGAACCGGGATTCGGAGTCGTGAAACTTCTGCTGCGACTCCAGACGTTTGTAAGGTATATCCCGGTACGCGATGATCGGATCTTTTACTGTGGATCTATCCATCTCACCTCGACAACGTCCACAGGTCGCACCTGCGCGATCTCTCGCTGGAATTGCAGCAGGCGGATCAACTCGGCAATCGATATCTTCGCCGTTTGGTCGCTCGCCTCACTCAGGAATCTGTCGATTAGTTTGCTCACTAACGTCTCCTGCTTTTCAAAGATGTCTGCTTGCCATATTTCCTCTGACCTG